ACAAAACGGAACATGATGATGAAAAAGCGGGTGAAAAAGCGGGTGAAAAAGCGGGTGAAAAAGCGGGTGAAAAAGCGGGTGAAAAAGCGGGTGAAAAAGCGGGTGAAAAAGCGGGTGAAAAAGCGGATGAAAAAGCGGGTGAAAAAGCGGATGAAGATGATATAATAGATAAACTAAACATAGAGAGATATGTTTCCGGAAGTGAAGTGGGCGAACCTCCTATGACATGTGGGTTTAGTAAATCATCTAATAAAAATACAATTAAAAAGTTGTTTAACAACTATGACATAAATAAATCACTTGTTTTTCATAAAATGTCAGCACCGACAAGGGCGGATAAAATAAAAATAAATTGTACTTGGAATATATTTAAAGAAATATTTTATGATTATAAACAGCGTGAAATATCCAAACAAGACATATGTTATACGTTGTTGCATATTTTAATAACATTAAACAACGAGAATGTAATTGTTACAAAACCAGGCGAAATAAAAGAAATCACCAACTATTTTAATATATTAAAATTAACCCATCGCAACAATGGTATTGTATGGGATATAGATCAAGATGAAGAAAAACAGTGGAAACATTTATTTAATATAATGTTATTGCCGTCTTTTTACTTGACAGAATTTGAATTTTATTTATTATGCGACTATTTTAAAATACCATGTATTATACACGGAACTGTTGATAATACTAAAACCGCCTATGCAATTTCTAAAATCCAACATTATGACCCACTATATACTACATTTAATACATCTAGTATAGGAAATAACCCAGATAAACCTAGTAAAAATAATTTATATACAAATAAAAATAATAGCGATATATGTTACATTATTGGATTTAAACAATTTTTATTAAGTGATTACTATGATAAATATGGAAATAGAAATAATATGGGAATAAATAAATATTATAGAAAAGATTTTGATATTCCATTTGATGTCGGGTTACTAAAATCAACCAGTGGTTCATATCAAATAAAACTATCATCCGAACCAGTAAAAAAAATACTTAAACATTCGGTCTCACCAAACGCGACGCAGTATATTGATTTGATATTTAAAGAAAAAATCAACGATTATACTGTATATGAATCATTTGAAAATGAATTTGAGAAATTTAAAGAAGATAAAAAAGACAAAGGTAAGAAAAATCCTAAAATTAAAATTAAAAAATAGATAAGGCAATAAATAAGATAACATATATATGATATTTTATTTATCGATTAAACATTCGCATGTTAAATGAGTTTGTCGTATTACTATTATTTCGATTTGCATGGCGGGGAGTTCTATCTAAAGTGAAACTGGGAGAGAAAGGGTCTACAGTTTGTCGTCTATTTAAATTTAAATTAAATAAACTCCCACTACGATGATTTCCAACAATGGCACGGTCATCTCTTGTAGTCCTTATAACTGGCGGAGGCTGTGCTACTGTATTGGTATTGTGTTGGGTAGAATGTTCTATTTGTTCGTTTGGATTTAATGATACTATATTGGTTTCAGCGATGGAAGGTAATGTAATTGGCGGCGGTGGAGGTTGCCGCAAATTTAAATTAATTCTAGATGTAATTCCATTTAACACCGACGTTCGTCGACTAATTCTATAATCGGGTTGTTCGCCTAAACTACTATTTAACAATCTAATAGGAAATGGGCGATGTCTATAAGTTTGTATATCATCATTTTCATCAAAATAATTTTTCAATCCTCGCCTCGCCAGATTTTTACACCTTTTTTTCTTTAAAGGATGGCAGCTATATTCTCCATATAAATAATTTTTTAAAAAAGGAGACAACTTTCTAACAATTCGCCGTTTTTCTACAAACGTCATTGGTGTATCAATTGTAATGTAATCTATATATTCTCTATATTCGTGTGTCATATTAATGATATTTTCAAATTTTTCAAAGGTCGAGCCATTTTTCATAAAGTCATCAATTGCTACCTCTTTTAATAAGGTATAATTGTTATATGAAAAGGTGGTAATATTAAAATCTGCTTCAAAAAAAAGCGTAATCCATTTAGGTATTTGGTAATGGCTACACAAAATACTTTGATATATATTGTGCAAATTCAAATCCGTAAATTCTATATTTGTATATGGGTTTTTCATTTTAATTGGACAACAAAACATGTTATCGCATTTAAGTAAACAACTCTCCCACATATTTATGATGTCGCTTAATCTAAAATAATATATGGTGTTGTTTGAAAACAATTCCATTTTTTGATGTGGTTTAATCATATCTAGCGAATTAAAATACAAATCATATTCGACACTTTTCTTTGCTTTTTTTATTTTGCATAAATATATAAATCTACGTAGGGCATCCTTGGTTTGTTTTGCTTTCGTGTATTTTCTTAATAATTCTTCTTCTCCTTCAATTGGATTACCACATAATGTAGCATAAGTGTAAAAAAACATTAAATCACTTTTCAAGAAATTTAAAAAACAAGATATATGAGGTTCTTTGCCTTCTTTATTATAGACCCTTTTTAAATAATAAATTATACTATTTGCCATTTTCTTTAATACATAATGGTAATATAAAAATATTGTAGATATAATGAAAACGCTAACTAAATAAAAAATATAATTGTTATTATGTTATTATATTTTTTTATTTTATTTTACTGTTATTTGTTTAATTTGCAGTGTAGCCTTATTTAACTACTTTATACCTTATTTTATTTATATGTCTAAATCATAATCATCATCTAATTGTCCTGTATTACTTTCATTTAAGTTTACAGTTGTATTGGCGATTGATATGTTATTAACACTACATTCACCGCTTTCATCTTCATCCAATATATCTTCCACCGATGACTTCTTTTTATATTCAACCGACGATTGAATAGCGCTCAATTTCTGTGTATTTAATAATACTTGAAAACTACCTGTTCCAAAATATCCAAATTGACCACACATTATATTAGATGATACTCCTGTCATTAAATCTAATTCAGCATGTCTAGCCGCCTTTAAGAACATTTCGGGGGTTTCTTCAAACGATGCTTTTGCGATTGGACCAATATCATCATTATTAATGCCATGTCTAAATATACTTATCAACTTTTTAGAACAAGTCATTCTATCCGCTAACATAGACGTATGATGGTAGTTTATATATGTGCCATCAATCGCCTCCAGCAATTCATTGTAAATAGATTGTCTAGCTGCTTCAATTCCGAGCGTTTTATACACTTCTTGAATATCATTACTTGTAGTATTATTGACATCAACCTCATCTTGTGCCAATATATCAATTAAGTTAGTGCCAACTGTATCCAATACCCAAATATCTTTTGGAACATAGTTTCCACTTTCCTTTGTCATGTAGTTAACCACTTTTCTCAATATGATTTTTGGGATGTTTTTAACACCTCTCAAAATAATATTATCCAATAATTGATTTTGCACGTTTTTCAACTTAAATATTTCATCCGTTTGATCTAAATTACTGTGTTTGTATTGAGTGTTTGATGTTATGCGAATTCTAAATATCAAGTTTTCATCATTGAAATCGTTGTATATACATTGTATTTCATCTTTCATTGCATTTTTAATGGCAAAATCAACATCATCCATAGTAATGTTTTTATCCAACATTTGCTCTCTTGACATTTCAAATCGAATAATCCATTTTGAAAATTCACTACTCGTGCTAATATCGCCTTCTTCTGCTCCTAATTGACACATCATTGATTCGTATGCTAAGAATCGGTTAACAACCTCTTTATCACTATCAATTAACGTGTCATCCTTTTTAGGATCAAAACATATCATAACTGTGTCAACTATATCACGCAAATTAGTATATTCCATTTTGTATTTCAACTCTTGTGCTTTTTCAATGTTTTCTTTGTCTTGATCTTTTAACATAATAGTAACAGAAGGGTTTTTGGGATTTTCAGACAACGACAATATTTCTTCGATTCTAGGCAAACCACGAGTGACATTTGACTTACTGGCTACCCCTGCAAAGTGGAAAGTATTCAGCGTCATCTGTGTAGTTGGTTCACCTATACTCTGTGCTGCTATCATGCCACACATTTCTCCTGGATGGGCGATGGCTTTTTTATAGTTGTAAATCAATAATTCAATATAAATATCTAACGCCTTTCTAGTGAAACGGTGCATGATTAATAATTTCTTTGGAGACAAATTGTAATACCAAGCAATTTTAAACAACTGAGATGGCTTTGTTAATTCATTATGTTCCAACTTTTTATATGCTTCATCGATTATAGTATATGTTTCCATTGGTGTAATGTCTACCATATTATTTTTTAATGACAATTGCTCGATCACATTATTTAACAATCTGGTAAAATGTACTGGAATATGGACCGTTGCATTTCCTTCATAATTAAATACATGTTTAATCAAATCATCTCTAACATCTACCATCGTATCAATCATTTCCTTTGTTTTATTACTTAACTTCACCTTTTCTTTCTTCATTTTGTTAATCGCTGATTTGGTAAACACCGATAATATATCGTCATCTTTGATATTTTTAGGAATTTGATAATGCATGTAAATATCTTCCAGCGTCATCTTGGCCAATGGCAACGATTGATTTTCAACATTCATCGGTGAAATATTATCATCGCCATATGAAAATTGTATAATCTTATTTTTATTATTTCTGATCGTCATATCGTATGTTAATTTTAAATCTTCCAATCCTTTAATCAATCGTCGCTGAATGTATCCAGTTTGCGATGTTTTAACGGCTGTATCAATTAAGCCGACGCGTCCGCCCATAGCATGAAAATACAACTCTTCCGGTGTAAGCCCTTGTATAAATGAACTTTCCACAAATCCTCTGGCTTCCGGCGAGTCATCATATTTCTTGAAATGCGGCAAAGTCCTATCTTCATATCCATATGGAATACGCTTACCATCCACATTTTGCTGACCCAAACAAGAGACCATCTGCAAAATATTGATATTGGAACCTTTACTACCTGCATTTACCATAATAAGGAACCTATTGTCTTTTGATAAACTTTTTCGACCAATCTTACCGGCTTCTTCTTGTGCGTTATTTAATATTGAATTAACCTTTGTTTCAAACTCGATGGAATTTGATTTACCGGTGTTGTTTTCAAATACAGATAATCGTAGTTGGTCAATCAAATTATAAACTTCCTTTTTCTTAGAAGACATCACGGTTGTGATTTTTTTATTTGTCTCGCCATCAGCGATTAAATCACTTACACCTACACTGTAAGAACTGGTTTTCATATAGTCATTTACAAGAAATTGAATGCGATCTATGAAATCAGAAGAGCTAATATGTGAAAAGTCATTAAATATACTTTGAATCAACCCTTTTGAACCACCACCCAAAGCACCCTTATCCAATTGTCCTCGCAAATATTTCCCGTTCACAATTTCCACTATATTGTTTGTGGTTCTTCTATCTTCATCTGAATCAAATTGTGAATTGGGAAATTTAACAGACATCGGAGGCATAATGTCAGAGAGCAACTCAAAATTAGTTGTTTTTTTATTAGGATCTCTAAACAACTCAATATTAGGCTTATTATTAGACATCATTAAGTTCATTGCTTCGCGCGATGAAAACTGGATATCTTGTCGTGTAAAACGATAACAACCCAATAAAGAATCCTGAAATATTCCAATAATAGATGCGTTGTTTGCTGGACTAATGATTTGGTGAGGAATAGCCGCCAAATGAAGCAACTCCGCTTGACTTTGTTCATCTTGTGGCATATGCAAATTCATTTCATCACCATCAAAGTCGGCGTTATACGGCTTAGTGTCTGCTACATTCATTCTAAATGTATTACCTTCTTTCATTATTTTAGCAATATGACACATCATAGACATTCTGTGTAGTGTCGGCTGTCTATTAAATAACACAGGATCACCATTTAACATATGTCTATGGACTACATCACCGTATTCTAGCTTCACAGAATTACGATCAACATATCGCAACGAGATACTTTCGCCATTCTCACGCTGTAATATATTTGCTCCTGGATATTTATCGGGTCCATTCAACATCATCTTTGTAAGGAAGTTAATATTGCGCTTATTTACCTTTGCTGGAAATGTAATGTTTTTCGCAATTTTAATAGGAACGCCTAATTCTCGGATACTTAACTGAGGATCCGGTCCAATAACCGAACGGGCGCTATAATCAACCCGCTTTCCCATTAAATTACCTCTTACACGACCTTGTTTTCCAATAAGACGTTCTTTAATCGACTTTAATGCCCGCCCAGAACGCTGTGCAACCGGTGCTGCACCTGGTATTCTGTTGTCTACCATAGTTGCAACATAATATTGTAATACGGTGGTCCAATTTTCCAATTGCTTTGCTGGTGCGTTGGATTTTAGTTTATCCTTTAAGGTATTGTTGATTTTAATTATAAGAACGATGATGTGTGATATATCATCTTCACTTCTTTGTTGTGCGTCGTGTTTTACAGAAGGTCGCACCGCTGGAGGAGGCACCGCCAACACTTGACACACAAACCATTCTGGTCTAGACCATACAGGACTAAATCCCATAAAATGGATGTCTTCATCCGTAAATCGTCTAAACATTTTAATCACCATTTCCGGAGTTATACGAACAGTCGGTTTTTCTTTTAAATCTTGACCGTTTTCATCCGTAACTCCTTCCACCGTAGGCCATTCAGCATAGATAGTTGCTAAATCTTGTTTATATATTTTTCGTGGTTGTAAGGCACCACAACCTCCATGTATATCTTCACCACATCGCGTGACCTTACTTGCAATTGAAAATACATAGTCCCATCGGTCTTTGGTACTCATTTTTAAAATGTGTTTGTGTTTTTCTTTATTTATTTGTAATTTACTACATTTAAAACATACACAGCGCAATATTTTTTTTACCATTTCAAGATATTGTATATAGAATACAGGACGAGCCAATTCAATATGACCAAAATAACCGGGAGTCTGCATGTAATTTAATCCATCGGTTGGACATAATAGTCCAGGGTCTAACACACCCATTCGCGGATCAAATAAACCACCGATACAAGGCTTGTTGTTTGCATATGTATCACGACTTGTAATCTCTGCTACAGAACCTTTTCTTATTTCTTGAGGACTTAATACACTGAACTGTATCCCGATAATTTTAGACGGATGCAACTCACTACTTTTTCCTGAATAACTCATCTTTATATTTATAAGAGATTATAGATATATTTATATCAATTTAATTTTATTTAATAACATTTATTAAATATATCTTTATCAATACCAACATACACACAGCATTATTAATAATTAGTCATAAAATTGATGTCAATTAATCATTTTGTTTTAAAATAACATAAAACTTATTATTCAAATATTATTATTATGCCAAAAGATTCCGATAAATCAAAGAAAATGTTGTCAAAAAAGCAAAATGGTGTTTCAGACAGTGAATCCGAAAGTGATTACAGTCATATTGAAGATATGACTCGCGAACATATGGATTTATCTCCAAAGGAAATTAATGATATGATACTTGACTTATTTCCTTTAAAAACCAAAAAGGAAAGGTTAAAACAATTGGAAAAAATAACGCAATTTAAAAGGCAAGAAAAGGAAAAAAAGATTAAGGAAGCACATAAAAAATCGAAATCAAAAAAGATATCAAAAAAAGACAAGTTGCCAGGATTGGGATATGATTCAGATCGTGAGGATAGAAAATCATCTAAATTGCGTCGTTCGTTTGAAAAGTTGAAAAAAGGTAAATACGAAAACAAAGTATTGTCTAAGGTAAAATCAAAGTCAAAGTCAAAAAGGGGAATTAAGTCGTGTTTAAATAAGAAAAAACCAACTGCAAAAAGAAAGGCAGTCGCAAAGAAAAAAAACAAATCCGATAGTGAAGAAGAAACGGAAGAAGAAAGTGAAACCGAATGGGATGAAGAAGATGAAGATGAAGATGAAGATGAAGAGAGTGGTTCAGAATGGGAGACAGCGTCGTCAACCGATGAAGACGATAGTGATAGTGAATATTTTCCAGAAAACGAGGACGATGAATTGGACGACGATGAATTGGATATGTTAAAAGATGGGAATATGAAATTTAACATTATATTTACCACTGGTAATGGAGATGGCGGTGAAGAAGATGGGTTTGGGCAAATGATGGGGTCATCGATGTCATTTGGTGATTTTATGAAAAATGGTGATGAATATGGAGATGAATATGACGATATTGAGGAATATATTACCAGCGATGACAGTGAAGAAGATGACGATGATAGTGACAAAGCGGGTAACAGCAAAGAAAAGAAAAATTCTAAAAACAAATCAAAAAATGATACAAAGTTTAAAAAGGACGAAACTGTGATGGTTAAAATGAAAGACTGGGACGGATTTTATAAAGGCAAGGTTACAAAAGTTAATCGTTATAAAAACCATTCTTCAAAGAAAATGGAAGTTACATATGATATACGTCTAAATAACAAGGATTATGACGATGTATTAGAAGTTCCATCTACAAGAATGAAATCTGTTAATAAGGAAACCCACGAATACGAAGAGTTGATAGAGGAAATGAAGAAATTGTCAAAGACGAAGAAAAAAGGCAAGAAGGCGTTTGATAAAAAGATAGAAAATATGATGAAGGCTTTGGAAAAGAAAAATGAAAAGGATAAAAAAAGAGAAGATAAAAAAATGAAAAGTAAAAATTTGTCAAGGTTTAAAACACTTTTAAAAACAAGCACTCCTGTCAACGATTATAAATATTTCAGTGGATTAAAGCCGGAACAACAAAAATTGGTTTTAAAGAAAATGAAAGATTTGAGCGAATATGATAAGGTTGAAACGCCATATCGTTTACAGTTAATAGAATCAGATATTCCGGTAGAATATAAATCATCGGCTATTAAAAAGATTAATAGTTTAAACTACATGGATCCTGGAAGTGGTGAATACTATAAAATTAAACAATGGGTTGATACATTTATGAAGATACCATTTAATATTACCAGAAGATTGCCTATTAAGATGGACGATGGACCTGAAAAATGTAAAAAGTTTATGTTGGAAGCTAAAGAGTCACTTGATGGAGCAGTGTATGGATTGGACGATGCCAAAATGCAGATAATGCAGATTGTCGGCCAATGGATTTCAAATCCGGATAGTGTTGGTAATGCGATTGCTATTCAAGGTCCTATGGGAACGGGTAAAACCACGCTGGTAAAAGAAGGTATTAGTAAAATATTGGACCGGCCATTTGCTTTTCTGGCGTTGGGTGGCGCAACAGACAGTAGTTTTCTAGAAGGACATTCATATACATATGAAGGTAGTTCTTGGGGTAAAATTGTAGACATATTGTTGAACAGTAAATGTATGAATCCTGTTATATACTTTGATGAGTTGGATAAAATCAGTAATACGCCTAAAGGTGAAGAAATCGCAGGTATATTAACACACTTAACGGATTTAACACAAAACTCACAGTTCCATGATAAATACTTTTCCAGCATCGACTTTGATTTAAGCAAGGTATTGTTTATATTTAGTTATAATGACGAATCAAAGGTAAATAAAATCTTGTTGGATAGAATGTATAAAATTCGAACGAAAGGATACAATAATAAAGAAAAGATTACAATTGCCAACAACTACTTAATACCATCTATTATTAAAAATGTGAATTTTAAAAAGGAAGACATTGTGTTTCCAGAAGAAACTTTGACACATATTATATCTAATTATACAGAAGGTGAAAAGGGTGTTAGAAATTTAAAGAGAGCTTTGGAAATAATATATACCAAGTTAAATCTGTATAGATTAATGGATGAAGATACGCAGTTGTTTGATAATGAAAAGTCATTCAAGGTTCAATTCCCTCATACTGTTACTGTACCAAATGTAAATCATTTAATAAAGAAAAATGATAGTATGAGTGCACCTCCATTTGGTATGTATGTATAAACAAAACAAATATAGTATATTAAAACCGACAACTGACACCTGAAAAGTTGAAACTTAAATTGAAGTAAATAAATATATATTTTTTATGTTAAAAATATATATTCAACATTAACACCGCACAATACGACACAATATAACAAACACATACCTTTATATAATTACAAACTCACAAATTCAAGAAATATGAGTAACGTTGAAAATGATACTGCTAAATTAACCACTCAACTTAATGATATCAATTCTGTATTAGCATTGCAAAATAGCAACGCTGAACTAAACGATATAAACACTGCGAAGTTAAAGGAAATGTCAGATAAGATGGAATATATTGTTAGTCAAGCAATTAGCGAATGTCCGATATGCTATAATCCTACATCAGTTAAAAACTCATGTTGTATGTCTAAGTGCGGGCATCATATGTGCACATCATGTTATTATAAATGGGTAGATGTTAAAGGAAAAAACACATGTCCAATGTGTCGTTGTGATATATTTTCGCGAGATAGTAAATTGAGAGATACACTATCCAGATTGAACGGTGTATCTTTTGAGCGATTACAGATATTACGAGGCAGTTTAAGATATTATGATCGTGTTAATGCTGAGAAAAAACAAGAACTTGCTTCTCTTACGGAGTCAGTTGAGCGCGTAAAACATGATTTAAAATTCTCAGCCAGAGAGTTAAAAATCATAGAAGTTGAACTTGTAGATAGAAATAATATATTGGATGAAATGGAAACATATACAAAGGATATAAATAAATGGAAAACAAAACATGATAAGCGGATGAAACATGAAATTTCGATGGCACGCAAAAAATGGCGCGATTCTATTAAAAAGGTAAATAAACAAGCTAAAGAAAAGGCAAATATAAGATATATCGTTAATTCAGCCGGTCTAATAAAGTGGCACGATTCAATCACGCCATTTATTAAATTAGAAATGGATCGATTGCGAACGATGGGTACTAATATAATAAAAAATGATTTGAAGTCCAACTACACGAGTGAAGAAGTAATTGGATGGGGTGACTCAAATATGGCTGACAATTGCAATATTGAACCGGAAACTAGATTGGACTTATATGGTCGTATTTAAATTATGTATCACAATAATATTCAAATGTGTAAATAAAAATATTAACTTTTTATTTTATACATCATTGTTGTTAGTTATATCACCATCTTCTATTGTATTTGGCATTTCTAATATACTTTTAATGTCAACTGTTTTCGCTATATTATTAACGATTTCTTTTTTATCATAATTTAATAATTTAGATGCTATTTCGCATTTAAACGTTTCGTCATCTGTGTTGTGTGGCAGAGGGTTTTCTTTATCATATTCGCTATAAAAATTAATGTATGCTTTGTTATGTAAGTTATTTACTTGCATACTTAATGAGCCATTTGTATCTACACTATCTTTTACCCATCCTTCATTTTTATCTTTAACCATAAAATTTCGCCGTTTTTGATCGGTGCAGTGTATCGGTCGTTCTGTAATAGGTATATCTTGTAAATCTTTCAGTACTTTTTTAGATATAAAGTTATCAATCATTTCATTTTCGTTTAATATATCGTTTAATTTAAATGATATATTTTCTACAAAATCTTGAAGACTTTGTGCGTTATTACAATATTTATCTAAGAAAAAGTTGATCGAAATATTGTTGTTTGTTATTACCTGTTTCGGTCCTAATATACCACTGTCTACAACTTCGCTGATGGAATTTGCTAGCTTAGACACTTTATTCGACAGATCATTTATTTTTAAGTCGGTGTGGTTTACTGCGTTTGATTTATCAATCGACGGCCCAATACATACTTTCTTTTTATGATAACGAAGTCCGCTTCTGTCTTTGTATTGTTTATTACATATTTCACACGCATATAATGTTGTAACACTTTTTAACACTTTTTTAACACTTTTTTCTCCATTTATCTCAACAATTCTTATATGCTTTTTAGTGCCGATATGTTTTTCATAATGTGACTTTTGTGATGCAGTATAGTCACATAGCGAGCAGTAAAACTTATTTTTATTTTTAACACTTTTTAACACTTTTTTCTCCATTTTTCTACAATTATATATACTAAATTATTTATTTTAATATCTATTCAAATATTTAAAATAAATAGGCCGAAATAAGTATTATTTTATCGAAAAAAAGGCACTATTTTCTAGAAGGGGGTAAATTCTGAAAAAAAGGTTCCAAAAAAGGTTCCAAAAAAGGCACCCATCGAAAAAATGCTTATGTTCGATGGGTGCCTTTTTTTCAAAATTCACCGATTTTTTTGCCAAAATTTGCAAAATTTAACACTTTTTTAACACTTTTTTCTACGTTTTTTCTACGCTTTGCAAAAAATTCTTATGCTTTCATATTTTCCACATTTTTATGATTTTATGATGTAGTTTCATTTTAAAAGTGTAATAAAATCTTTAACACTTTTTTAACACTTTTTAACACTTTTTTCTACGTTTTTCCCCACTTTTTAAAAATTTCGAAATTTTTTGTCAAAAATAGGCAAAATTTTCGAAAAAAATCGTTCGATGGGAGCCTTTTTTTCATTTTGACCGTTTTCCCCCAATAGTGCCTTTTTTTCCCGAAAATGGCCGTTTTTTTACCTACAAACCACAACTCGTTTAAAAATCATTTTTTGTCACTTTTCAAATGAGACCATAAAAAAAAAGGTTCCAAAAAAGGCTCCCATCGAACAGTTTTTTGTTGAAAAGTTTTTTCAATTTTGCGATTTGGACATTTTGAAATTGTCCATTTCCGATTTTTGAAAAACTTTTAGTAAAAAAATCGTTCGATGGGAGCCTTTTTTGGAACCTTTTTTGGAACCTTTTTTGGAACCTTTTTGGGTGCCTTTTTTTCGGCCATTTTATGTATTTTACGATAAATATTCTTTAAGGAAAATAAAAGAAAGTATTGGATTAAAAAATAGGGTAGATGCAGAAATATGATCGGCCCCCAATTTTTCATATTTTATGGCTTGTTCTATTGTTTTTACTAGGGACCGCAATTGTTCGTCTAATATCTACAAAATAGCAAAGAACGCAATAAATAACATAGACAGACCAAGTTATTTATGTAGAGAAAAAAGTAATCAAAGCACTTCAACGAGTGCCTATAATCAAACTTTACGCAGGTATGAAAAGACCTAACTTTGAACCTCTTTTTTTTCGCATTGTTTGTGCGAACTTAAATATTCAAAGGTGTAAATAGCATTATTATACACAATAAAATAATATGTGTGAGTTATTTTAACAATTGATTAAATTGACAACAAAATGGTACTGTTAAATTAGTTCAACCATCTATTCGCTACCATCAAATATCCTACAATCGTATCAACCATTTACAAGACAACAAATTAAAACTAACGATGCAATCGAAACAACAAGTCAATCTTTATTCCCCAAACTCGATATCATACGCTCAATTAAAACAGTTAACTACTACTTTTAACGAGCATTATATGTATGAAATTAATACAGTTGAAATGAAAGAAAACAAAGAAAAAAAACAAGCCAGCGTGGTGGTTTTGAAAAAATACGGAAAAGACGTTATCGACATTATTGCAGACACCATTTCTACAATGGAAAGTGGTAAACAACTTCCGGTGCATGATTTGGAAGGCGATGTTTCTGATATTGTATCGCACATCAGCGGACAATTCGATGCTTGTTTAGACAACGACTTCTGTATTGAATCTTGGTCTATTCAAACAGAGCATTTGAATTATCAAGTAAATCCGGCGTGCTTTTCGATTTACAACGGGCCGGATAATTGCGAAGTTTCATTTAAATGGTTGCATAATGGTAAAGCAGAAGGGCGCAGCGTAAGTATCAAATTAAATAAAGGCGATGCTTATTTTGTAGTGATGGAAGAAAGCGACGAATATACAGTTGGTGAATTTTCAGGTAAAGCGGAAAAAAAAGAGAAAAAAGAGAAAAAAGAGAAAAAAGAGAAAAAAGAGAAACTGCGTCTTAGTGATACAAAGACATACACGCAGCGTGGTATTGAAATAAAAGGTACAAGTGGCGCTGAGTTGCGTGTTGCTATACACAAAGAAACTCGCCAGGTGTATAAGAAAAATGAAAAGAATTGGACTGAAGAAGGAAATGCAAAGTTTCAGGAATTGTTTCCTAATGGACTAAGTGAGTCAAAGCGCAAGAAAAAACAGCCGAAACAAGCAACGCAGGCATCCGCTACTGAAACTCAAGTAGAATCAGACAGTCAATCCAGCAACGATGATATTGCCGATATTGATACACAAACAGATAGCGTTTCACAAGAAAACGCTGAAACTCAGCATGAAGAAGAAATCGGCGAGGAAGAAATCGATCTTGATGATTTAGTGGACGATTTAGTGGACGATTTAGTGGATGATTTAGATGAGTTGGAAATAGATGACAACGAATCATCTCAACAAAATGAAGACCGCGATGGAGACGAAGAACCGCAAGAACATCAACTTGAATTAACGGACGACGAAGAAGAAATAGTCGATGAACTATCCCAGTATGGAGGAAGTGAATTAAATGAAGAGCAATATAATGAACTGCCAATCACAGAAACGGCTGGTGAAAATATATCACAAATCGATGGCGCGCGTGTTGAGGCGAGCGCGCCATTAGATAGTGTAAGCACGTTTAAGTTGTCCGTTGTTAATTTGGTAAACATACGATTATTGGAAACCATTATTCCAAAAAGCATTACATTATGCGATGAATCCGGTAACATCGAACATGAACGCACCGTGTATTTATTACTCGAAGAAGGCGTTACAGAATTATCCATTGGGAAAGACCATCGCGTTGGAAACAGAGTATATGGATTTCCTAGTAAATATCCAGTTTACTGTGTCTTGAGTATGTAATTTATAAATAAATTACATGCATAATAAAAACAATATTATATAAAAAGAAACAAAAAAAGAAACAAAAAAGAAACAAAAAACCACATCTCCCTTCCATCCCAAACACTTTTTTTATTAAATCAACGAGAAGCATATATTGAAGCGGCACCAATAATACCAAACACCAAAAAAAAGCCACAAACAATTAAAGTTGGAATTAGCATTGTATATTATTTAATATTGATCACAGTTTTAAATAATAATATGTATAATTTAGTAACTTAACGATTGATAACTGTATTGACAATTTGCTCTACCCTCTCCATTTTTATTAATAAAACACTAGTTATTTATTAGTGTTTTTATTAAGCATTTTGCGAATTTAAGTTATATAGCTGTTCTATTCGCAAAGAAACAGAATAATCGGTATTATTAAAATCAACCACTCTTCCTAACTCATCTAATATGGTGATTTTCAGTTTGCTGATATTAACAGGTCCAAAATATTTTCTTATGTAATTGGTTTCGACATCTGGATTTACATAATTATAATTTCCATCGCTGGTTTTAACCAATTTAGCCAAAATGGTATTATTTGTAAAAACGGATTCTTGAAAGGGAGAGAAAATGGTTTGCGAATAATTTTTGTTGTAATCATCAATTGCCAAAAACAAATACCGACTACCTTCCGTGTTAAACATGCCTTCTGGTGAATAACCTTGAACTGTTGTTGTATTGGCTTCCGAACGAGTCACATAATCCGTTGCATAATTATAATATTGTTTTCTATAACCTAACAGCCATCCCATATTCATTTGTATTGGTCGATTTGGCTCATCGCTAATTCGCCAGTCAATATTAAATCGCAATTCAACCAAATCACCATCTAAATTTGTTATAGGTATACCACCATTACTGGTTCCACGAATATCCCTTACTAAATTAAATTTTTTAGTAACCTCGTCATAATAAGCCCCAATCCTACTTAATCGGTTGTTACTGGTATCGTTGAAAACATATTCATTTAAATACCGCATTAATGTATTGGGAGTATAAATACCGTCTTTAATTTTGATGACATGCTTACTTTCGTTGATTACCGTGACATCATTACTAATATTTGCGTTGTCCGTATTATTACTACTTACATCAAATACTTCTATTGTAAATTCGTTTGTTTTATTTATGCTGGAAAAGGTGTAGTATAAGTCGGGTATTTCGGCGGATTGAAGTGTCATCGAAGTAACATTTTGAAGTGTGTTGTTTAAATCGATGTTAAAATTAGATGATTTAGTATTGTAATAATCGTTTCGAAACATGGTATTAATATTTAATACGGCGGCTGTTTTTTCGCGATTGATTGGATTTATTTTGGAAGTTAAGTCTTGCTTAGGGTTTTTTTTAATTAAAAAATGTTCGCCATGATATGTATTGCTTTTTTCTAAATTTTCTGTGAATTCTTGCTGTGTGATATCAGATTGGCTGTTGATGGTTATTAATTTATTCATTGCCTTTTTAAGAAAGTCGACTAAGGGTGCTTTCTCTCCCAATTCTATGTTTTGATTAGATTCGATTTCATTAATATAATTTAAACATTTATGATGAATGTTTAATTGATTTACTTGTTCTTCTTTTAATTCAAATATATCATATAAATCACTTTTAGAATATTCATCTATTTGTAGGCAAAAGTCCATATAATAAATTATTATATAATAAATTATTGATAATTATCTTATTTAATTGTATCTTATTTAATTGTATCTTATTTAATCCTATCTTATTTAATCCTATCTTATTTAATCCTATCTTATTTAATCCTATCTTATTTAATCCTATCTTATTTAATCCTATCTTATTTAATTAAATATTTTCTTATAATATACTAATTATGAGTGGAAGTTTTAAAAATCCAGCAATCTTATATGATAATATGACATCAAACGATTATATAAATTCCAAAAAAAATAAGCAACTGTTTTGTGATATTAATAATTCCAAGTCAAAGGTTCATAAAGTGAAAGGTGGAAAGTTGTCACAAACAGCAAACCATTCCACATTAATGGCAATGACAAAAGGTTATTTTGATTATTATCAAACAACAGATGTATCAAATGCTTTTTTTACAACATACAACGAACAAATTATCAATAATGATAATTGTGTTACATATCCATCAAGTAATACTGATATAAGTAGTAATTATTTTGGTAGTATATTAACTACATATGAAGATGGTTATCAAGCGATTATTGACTCCAAGGCATTTTTCCAAAATGAATATGCTGAAGTATCCGAAGAAAACATTACAATCACAGACCAACATAAAGTAGGAAAGGTTAAATGCTTTAAAATGCATGGAGAAATCAAGAAAACTTAATATATTTATACTTAATTTACAAATATATTAAGGGGATCATAATCAGTTGGTTTTCGTTTCTGTTTGTTTATTCTTCAGTAGTTTTCTTGGGGTAAAATGTTTTATCACCTGCTTTGTTAACAGCTTTTAATATTCTATCAAAATCTTTTTTTAATTCGGTTGATGTTTCGGTTGGTGATGTGGTTAATGATTCGATTGTTTTAACTATTTGGTCAATGGTGCATAGTTCTCGTTTTTCTCCTTCTTTTACTTCTGTCGGTCCTCCTACTCCTGTACTTACAGGTGTACCATCGGTTTCTCTTGGACCTGCTGTTTGGCCTTCGTCTCCTTCTCCTCCTTCTTCTTTTACTTCTGTCGGTCC